GCCGGTACGTCGCTCGTAAGTTGGAATAGTTGCCATGTGTTATTTCCCTGCGTATTGGCCGTAGCCCTTTGCTGCGGCACCCATCAACGTACCTGCCGCGCTCAACTGCCCCTGTTTCTTGGCGCTTCGCCCCTCGAACCGCGATGCCGTGGCCTGGCTGGTCAGCCCGCGCGCGCGCGTCTCGCCCTCGTACCGGATCTGCTGGGCATCTGCCTCGGCATTGAACAGCGATTGGCGCAGCATATCCGATGCGGAACCACTCAGCTGCGCACCGGACTCGGCGCCGGCAGCAATCTGTGCGCCGATGACCTGCCGCGCGCGGGCACGCTGCTCGTCTTCCATCGTGCTGGTTTGTGCCCTGGTCTGCTTCGCATTCTCTTCGGCCTGGGCGGCGGCGTACTCGCTTTGCGCCTCAACCGCCTGGCCCTGACGAACGGATGCCGTAGCACTAAGCGCGGCTGCGGCGGCAAGAGCAATGTAGGCGTATGTCATGGTTTCAGTTCCTCAAAAATGTCTTCTTCTGGCTCGATCATCTCCGCCTCAATGGCATCAAGATCGGTCAACTCGGTGGAGTGGACCGTGATAAACAGAGTGTCAGCATGGGCGATGATGACCCGCTTTGTGCCAGGATGGGTAATGAAGAAGTGGAAACCGGTCAGCCGCTTCTGCGCGCCCTCAGTCCAGATCGTGCAGTCGCCCAGCACCATGATGAAATGCTTCTTCTTGTGGGTCTTGGTAACCGCCAGTTGGCCAGCTGGCATGGCGTACTTGCGCGCATACTGACCCTCGGCAAACAAGTGCTCCACCACCGTAGGCCGCATTGGCAAGCCCTGCTCCTTGGCCTTCTCGACCATCTCAGATTGAAGCTGGCGAATGGTGGCCGGCGATATGCCAGGGCCACAGTCGTGAATGATCGAGCGCGCAACTGTGTCTGCGGTCTGCTCGCCAAGCTGGTTCATCGCTTCGAATAGTGTCAGTTCTGTCATGTTTTTATCCTCGCCCAGATTGTACAGTCTGCACCATCAGGACGGTACGCCTTGGCAACTCCTTCGCACTCAAACCCTAACAACTTCATGAGTCTTTCGCCTGGCTCAAATCCGACGTCTACCGCTGCCTCAACCCTGCGCCACGGCGCGACATGTTGCATGAAGCCCTTGACAGCCCTCACGACACCAACCATGTGTTGGCCAGCATCGCAAGACAGGAGCGCCCAGGCCGTTGCGCATCCATCCCAACGCTCCTCGCACCCAGCACACACAATTACCTGCCCAGTATCGTCCAATGCTGTGAACGCCATGGATTGTTCAAGCATGGCTCCATAGCCCTCATCCAGAACGGTGCCAGCAAAATACTGCTGCGCCTCCTGCAATTTCAGGATGGTAAGGTGGCTGGCTTGGAAGCGGACGATTCTCATCGATTCATTGGCCGGTTGTTGAGAGGGTTGTACATGCCGCCGCCGCCAACTGGACCTTGTTCTGCGGCGCCAGCAGCTGCTCTTAGTACTTGGATTTTCTCCTGAGCTTTCGTCAGCGGGTCTTTTGTCAGCGATCCATACATGCCAAGAGAGGCATCCTCCGGCAGACCAGAGTCGCCAAGCACCATCTTGGTTTCGCCGGCCACACCAGTAAGCCCCAGGAAATTAACGGTCGTCATCTTGCATCCAAATGCTTCCAGGCTAAACCACAGCGTATTTTATAAATCTGACCACGTTTTACACCAAACTTGTCAGCAAGCTCCTGCCCTGATGCATTGGCTGTTTTTATGTACCTAACCTGATCTTCTGTAAGAATTGACATGTTATTTTTAGAACCAGCAGCCCGGCCGTCTTTCAGAACACTACCGCATTTTGGACTTTGGACTCGGCGACCCTTTTTAATCATGTCCTCTGTATTCTGCTTTGGAGTACCTTTCCAAAGGTGATTTGGATTAACGCATCGCCGGTTATCGCATGAATGGCAAACAAACTCCCATCTACCCAATCTTATTCCGTGATATGCCTCAAAAATTATTCTGTGTGCTGGCCCTGTTTTCCTACCATCCCAGTAAGCACCATATCCTCCTTTTTTGATCGCGCCACTCCAATTCCAGCATTCATCTTTACCGCCATGCGCACCATATTCTATAGCGCGCTCAAGAAGCAAATTATCTGCAAGTCTTTCTCTAATTTTCGACATGTGACGCCCTCCTTTTCTGAGGGAACATTCTACATTCTACCTAGCATCAGAAACAACGATCTGGGCGTAGATGCCCTCCAATGTCACCGCCATTGGCTGGTCATTGGTGTACTGCACATAGGCGTCAGTCTCGTAACCCTTGGGCCAGGAAACAACCTTGTCACCGCTGTATAGCGGGACAGGTTGATTCATCGGCTGCCCCTGGCCGAACAGGAAGAAATCCATGTGGTCATCGTCGGGGCCGTACTTGCCGCCGCCAGTATTGAGGAAGCGGAACACCATCTTATGCATGCGCTTGGTCTTGCCCTGAGCTGTTCCATCTGCGGCGCCGGCCTCCATGCGCATAGTCTTGAGCCGGCATGGCGCTGGAAGGCCAACCGATACGACCGGGTAGGCACTTTGCAGCGTGATCTGACCCGCAGTCACCACGCGTTGAGGGTGTGGCGCGCCGTTCGCCAGCACGTCAACAGTCTTGCCTTCCAAGTGACCAAGTCCTGAAATCGTGGTTGCTGGCGCGCCGCTATAGGTCAGGCCGCAATCGACGTAGAACTGCGAACTTTGCGCATCGCCATCGCGATAAGACCTCTCCATGTATTCAACGTACCGCTTGGTAACGCCATTGATAGTTCGCTTGACGACCATCCAAACCTCGTTACGGTCGCCCTCTGCTGCCGGCATCGTGGCCACCGATTCCACGAAACCATCGCCGCCAATAGGATGCCGATGCCAGCCACGTACACGCTGCTCTGTGTTCCATGTCAGGCAGGCCAGCTTACCGTCTGCGCGCACAGCCCATACCAGCGGATCAGGCTCTTGCGCAAAGTCAAAGTCAACAAGGCCCGATTGCGTCACATGGTCCGCATCGACAGTTGCGTCCGACGAGGAGTAGCCGGAAATTTCGTCGTAGGTGATCTCGCGGCATTTCAGGCCGGCACGCTGGACAAACAAAACAGACGACCCGGCCTGCACCGGAACAATCGATCGCGTACCGAAGTTAGACTGTGGGCGCACTCGCACATTGCCCGGCGCCAGGGCGGAGCCATTGGAGTATTCACCAACTGCAAATTCAGCACCAGCCGTGCCGACCAGCAATTCCTTGTCAGCGATCAGCCATTGAATCTTGTTCAGAGTACCGGAGGCGATGGTAAGCGTTATTGCCATGTCATCGGTCACTGTGCCGAAGTTCAGGCGCGAGAAGTCATCGAAACCAGCGGAGACGGAACTCCAAAGGGTGTAGTCCCTTGCCAGCCACAGCCTCTCACGGAAGAACGTTACGTCAGTAGGCCAGCCCTCAATATCAGACCAGGCTGCGGCCGCCCATCGCGTTGTGGCGTTCCCGACACCGACACAATCCTGAGGAAGTCGCTCCACCACATTGCAATTGACCACAGTAGGGGAAATGTAGCTATCGATATGGACGTAGCCATAGCCGGAATCCCTGAATTCCCATAGCACACCGGTATCGCCGTCGTACTTTGCGCCTGTGTCGTGCACTGGCTTAACGGCGCCAGTTGTCGCATTGTTCAGGGCCTCATAGACCTTTGCGTCCGACCTGCGCCGATTCCCGGCAACAATTGCCTTGGCCGGCTCCCACGCGGTGACAGAGGCGGTGTTCTTTGACTCCAGATAGAAATGAGTTCCAACCATCGCCGGAGAGAAGATAGGAGAGCTTGCCGTCAAAGACACCCCGCCAGTCTGCCCGCTGGCGTACACAGTAATCGTGTTCTTTGGGTCCACATCCTTGAATGGCCCCCACTGTGGTTCAAACACATCGAAAGTGAATGAAGTAGGGGAGGTACGCTTCAGGATACGAGTCTGGAACTGCGGGTGCGTCACATAGAGGAAATCACCGGACTGCGCAAAGCGAAGCCGGCAAGTTCCATCGGTGTTGAACAATGCTGCTGTAGAGTATGGCGAAACAACCTCGACAGGCGTTCCAGGTGGTGACTCCAGCCTGCCACGAACAAGGGTCGTCGTATCCCAGGTGTAAAAGCGGATGTAACCCTCTCCAAATTCAAGGATGTACGCTTGGTCAACCGAATATTCAAAGCGCTGGAGCCAGGTCCGATTCCCGGAGTGCTTTACTTCTGCGATGAAGCGTGTCCCGCCGCGGCGCTTGGCTGGGCCCTGAACAGTTGGGATGAAGTTCTCCATGATCGAGCAGCCGCTCGCATACTTCGCGTAGTCAACGCGGGCGTCGAGAGAATGCGACAACTCACCAGAGTTAAAAGAAACCTGTGCCGGACTTGCCTTTGCCATTTTATCAATCCTTAGATAATCACAATGCCGGATTGCAGATTGGTGATTTCATCCTCGCCGCTATTGCCAGCAATCCCGCCCTCGCGTGCGTCCAGCCAGGAACCCCATGGCAATTGGTCGGCAACAGTCTCAATGGCGTCCTGCCGGCGCGCCTCGCTCAGTGCGAACTTGTATTCGTCAGCAGCGCGGCCGCGCTTTGTTTCGGATTGCGTCAGCGTTTCGCCGGCCTCCATGGCCAGCTTACATGCCAGGGCCTCTACGAACAGGGGATCGAACAGCCCAGCGTTGGTGATCTGGCTGACGTAGCGCACCTTCAGCGGCGCCGGCAGATTGGTCAGCAATAGGCCGCCTTCCAGTGCCCACGGAACGTTTTGTTTGGACAGCGGGCGCACGTAGATATCGTTGACCTGCACCAGCGCCATAAAGTCAGACGGCAGAGGATATTGCAGCGTGTAGCCCCAGTTTGGCGCATCGACCAGGGCGATCAGTTGGGTACGTTTGAGGGAGAATTTCCAGCGCGAGCGGCGCAGCTCTGCGTCCCGCACCTGGTCGAAAATGCGATTCATCAGGCGCGCCGGCTTGGTGTCGTCTGTCAGCAACAGAACCGGCTCCTCCCCCAGCTTCGACAGCGCATAGTTGGCGATCTGTGTTTTGTCCATGGTGCAAATTATCCTCTAACTGTTGCGGATAAACCACGCTTAAAAGAAAAAAGGGGCGCGCAATGCACCCCTTCTGGCTGGCTTATCTGTTGCTCAGGTTACCGCAGTTGCCGGGCCGCGGCGGCGCCTTTGCCCGGTTGGCTTGACCACCTCAGACCGGCCAGGGTGCACGGCAGAGCCTGATGCAGAATGCGCATGGCGCACCTCTTCTTGCGCGGCAGACTTGGCTTGCACCGCCGCCGCCTGCTCATCGGTGATTTCGTCAGCCCACGAACAC